TTGGGGGAGATACCGCAGGGGAAGGCTCGGACTTTTTCGTAGGTCAGGTCTTGGATTCAGACGGATTCCTCTGTGCCACGCTCCATCATCAGTTCGATGAAGACTTGTATGTGAAGCAGATGTACTGCTTAGGAACTTATTATCGTTCCCTTATCGCAATCGAAAGCAACTTCGGTACTTACCCTAACCGAGAACTGGCTAGGTTGAGATATCCTACGTTATATGTAAGAGAGACCTACGACCAGATGATTCCGAATGCGGTGGAGAAGTACGGGTTTAAGACTACCACTCTTACCCGACCTATGATTATCTCCCAACTGGTGGAAATCGTCCGTGAGCATATCGAGAAGATAAACGACCGAGAGACTCTACAGGAAATGTTGAGTTTCGTACGTAACTCAAAAGGCAGGGCAGAGGCATCCGAGGGAACGCACGACGACCTAGTAATGGGACTTGCGATAGCATACGAGGCACTTAACCAGCTCCCAACCAGAATCAAACCTAAACATACAGTTGAAAGGATGGATGAGGATTTAGCCTTTTTCAATTACCAATGAAAGTATCCGTAATAATGCCCGTATATAACCGAGCCGAGCAGACCCGCAAATTATTGGATAAGCTGATGTACTGCAAAAGGAATTATCCCCAGACTGAAATCATCGTGGTTGAGAACGGCTCTGACGAGGATATGTCGTTTTTAGAAGAGTATGACATTGTTTTAAGACATTGCGAAAAAGGTGTCTCAAGAGCAAGGAATCTCGCACTAGATATTTGTACGGGAGATTACATTACGTTTATCGACAACGACGACTGGATTGCGGGATATTACTTGGATGTTATCTACGACAGGATAAAATCTGGGGCAGACTGGTACATATGGCAATGGTATTCAGACGAAACATTCGACGATATGAGCGATTTGGATTTGAATGCTCCCCTTAAAAAGCAGGTCGCTTTGTGGGGATACTGCTTTAAAAAAGGTCTGTTCGATGGAGTCAGATTTGATTTGGACGACCCTTACGGAGACAAGAAAATCGCAGATGTCTTAAGACCAGATACAAAAGGAGAACTGATAGAGATACCGATGTACAGATACCGTTTTCTTGGTAACGCTGGTTCGATATGTCACGAATTATGGAAACAAACGCATACTACTTCTCAAGACTGAGCCCTATCGGAGGGATAGAGACATTTCTTTACCAGCTTGCCAAGGCTCACCCGAAATCCGATATCACTTTCTACTACAAGTCTGCGGATTTGAACCAGCTCAAAAGACTGTCCAAATATGTGAACTGCGAGGTCTATTACACGGGCAAGAAGATAGTCTGCGACAATTTCTTCTGCAACTTCAACCTAGACCCAATCGTTAACGGCGATGTGGAGTCCAAGTGCAATACTTTAGTGATACACGGAAACTACGACTGGGTTGGAGCGGAGCACGTCCCTAAACACCCCAATATCGACAGGGTAATTGCGGTAAGCAAGGACTCCGCAGAGGCTTATACCCGACTGACGGGCATTCCGTGTGAAGTCTGTTACAATCCTCTAGTCCCAGACGAGCCGAACAAGGTTCTTGCTCTGATGAGTGCCACTAGGCTGGATTTATACACCGAGAACATCAAAGGAACGGCTCGTATCGAGAAATTATTGGAGGCGTTAGACCGCTATTGCGAGGCGAACGGGACGGATTACTACTGGCTGATGTTCAGTACTCTGAAGCCTATAACTCATCCCAAACTGATTTATTTAGAGCCTAGGATGGTTTTAAGCGGATTCCAGACGAAAGTCGATTACGGAATCCAGTTATCCGACAACGTGGAGGGGTTTAATTACACCACAAACGAATTTTTGTGCTACGGAACGCCGATGGTCTTAACGCCTTGCAACGTGTATAAAGAGTGCAAGATAGACGATTCTATGGCTATATTCTTAGACTTTGATTGTTCCAACATCGACAAAGTCGTTGAGGATATGTTCACAAGGAAGTTTGATTTCAAGTACAGCCCTCCGAAAGACAGGTGGGACAAGCTGTTGGCTGTTCCTAAAAAACCGAAAAAACCTAGAAAATTGGAGTTAATTACGGTTATTGCTACCGATGAGAGCGAAAAAAGACACGTCAAGATAGCGGAGCTCAACCGAATCGTCAAGAAGGGCGAAACGTTTGAAACTACCCCAGAGAGGGCAGAACAGCTCAGGGGAGACAACCCTTATAAAGCGAGGTTCATTTTATGAATTTAATCCTTATAGTATTGTGTGGCATCCTGATGGGTGCTTTTAATTTCGGCTTCTTCTGTTTAGGCTACTACGTTCGCAGTAAGAAACCAGCAGAGGAAGACGGAATCAAGATGACGAAAGAGAACGCCGAGTTCATCGATGAAATGATGAAGTGGCGTATGTATGGAGGTAGAGAATGAAAACACAGCCGATGGAGATATGGAATGAGTACCAGAAGGGTGTCGAGTATCTCTACAACCTGGACAACTTTTTTGAGAAGATTCGCATAAACGAGCACTTCTGGGATGGAAAACAATGGGAAGGCATCGAGGGAAAGAATATGCCTAAGCCTGTTTTCAACGTCCTACAGCGTGCGGGAAAGTTTATGGTATCGACAATCGGCTCAAACGACGTTGCAGTCAATATCGTTCCGTTCACTTCGCTCCCAGACGACATCGACAGGATGATTCCAGTCTCCAAGGAGATTGAACACATCATTGAAGTAGCCCGTATGAAGGAAGCGAGCAAGATGGTGATTCGTAACGCTTTCGTGGATGGAAGTGGTTATATGATGCAGTTCTTCGACCCAGAAGTCGATACTGGTCAGCCAGCTCAGGGGGCTCTGAAGAACCAAGTCGTCGACAATACGAACGTATTCTTCGGCAACCCATTCTCCAATGATTTACAGGGTCAGCCTTATATCATCGTCGCCTTGAGACAGGATGTCACTCAGGTACGTCAGGAGGCGATGGAGCTTGGTATGAGCAAGGCTGATGCGATGAGCATTTCCCCAGACAACGAGGGTCTGCACGTCAATGAGAACATTGCGACCAACCTTGTAACTGTTTTAATCAAATTCTGGAAGCAGAAAACCAAGTATATTGAAGAGATTTCCGACGTTGACCCGATGACGGGGGAAACCATTACCGTCAAGGAAGAAAAGGAAAAATGCACCGTATGGTTCACAAAAACGACTGAGACGATGGTCATTAAAGAACCTACTGATTTGGGCTATAAGAGATACCCGTTGGCTTGCTTCGGCTGGGATGAGATTAAGAACTCCTATATGTATTCATCCCCGATGACGAGCGTTATCGCCAATCAGGTATTCATCAACAAGTGCTTCGCAATCGCACAGATGTACGGATTGCAGAGTGCTTTCCCGAAGATTATCTTCGACAAGAATAAAGTTCAAATCGATGAGTTTATGAACTCAATTTCCCCGCAGGCTGTAGCTGGTATCGATATTGCGGGCAAGTTCATAGACTTTATTAAAATCCCTGATTTCTCCAACAACATTATCGAGTTGGCTAAGGAGACCATAGCACAGACAAAGGATATGATGGGCGTTACGGATGCTTCATTAGGTAATGTCAAACCAGACAACACCTCTGCCATCCTTGCTCTTCAGGAGTCTAGTGCAGTTCCTCTGGAGATTCAGAAACAGAATTTCTATGCGTTCTGGGAAGATGTCGTGAGAAACATCATCGACATTATCTCTACCGACTACGGAGTGCGTCAGGTAATGACGGAAGACAACCGTTTGGCGATAGTGGACTTCTCTTCCCTGAAGAACCTGAACTACAACCTCGACGTGGAAATCGGCAACGGAGCTCAGTATTCCGAGATTGCCCAGATGAACACGCTGGATAAATTGGTACAGGCTGGTTACATTGCACCAGATACTTATATAGATGTAGTACCTAGCAAGTACATACCGCAGAAATCTAAACTGCTACGCTCATACCAAGAACGTATGCAACAGATGATGGCGATGGGTACAGAACCTCAGTCACGGGGTTCTAACCCGACAGACGAACACGTCCCACTATAAGGGGTGCATCAATTGAGTACCCCTTTTAAAATGCCCCACCACAGGCAAGAAAGGAAAGTATGGACGAATTAGAAGTAAACGAACTGGATTCAGTAGAGGGCTTTTTTGATGATTACGAGCCTACCAGCGAAGAACCATTAGAAGAATCCGTGGAGGAAGTTACCGAAGACGCACCAGAGCCGACGGAAACCGAGGACACAACTGAAACCGAAGAACAGACATCTCTGTTCGAGTTGAAGGTCAAGTACAACGGCGAAGAGCAGACCTTAAATGAAGAGGATGCCAGAACCTATGCCCAGAAGGGTATGAACTATGACCGCATTTATGAACCTCTTGAAAGACTGGCAAGGATGAATGGAATGTCCGTTGGGGATTACCTCAACCAGTTGAATGACACTCAGATTGAGTTCGAGGTTAACAAGGAGGTTGACAACCTCCGCAATGACCCTAAATACGAAGACCTTAACGACGAAATTCTAGAAGAGCTCGCTAGGTCGAGGGTCGAAAAAACAATCGGTCAGCGTGACAAGGATTACGCAGACCAGACACAACAGCGGGCTGATGCCGAGCAGGCTCGTGCGCAGAGGGAAGTTGATATCTTCCTTGAGGAATATCCAGAGTTCAAAGACAAGAGTCCAGATTCTCTAGACCCTAAAGTTTTTGAGTTTGTGAAACAGGGGTACACTCTTTTGGAGGCGTACAACAAGTTCCAGAGGATGAACGTAAACAACTCTCAAGCCGAAGCCAAGCAGAAAGTCAGCCAACTAAATGAAACCAATAAAAAGAAATCGTTGGGTAGCACGACCAATGCTGGTTCGAGCGAGTCCGACCCTTTCCTGAATGGTTTCCTAAATTCATAAAGAAAGGACTTTTTTACAATGGCTACAATTAACTTAGCGACCAAATACTCTCCAAAAGTAGTAGACAAATTTTATTTAGATTCCGTAGTTCTGGGTAAGACCAGCAAGGAATATGATTGGGATGGCGTTCAGTCCGTCAAGGTATGGACAATCAACACCTACGACCCGACTGATTACAACAAACCTGCAAACGACAACGCTATTTCTACGTTCCACGCTCGTTACGGCGATACCTATGAAGTAGCTGACACGATTCAGACGATGACCCTGACACAGGATAAGGCTGTCTCTCTGTCGGTTGACAAGGGCAACAACTCAGAACAGATGCTCATCAAGAACTCTGGCAAAGTCCTCGCTCTTGAAATGAGAGAGAAATTCATTCCTATGTTTGATAAGTACTGCCTGTCTGTTTGGGGTGACCCTGCAAACTGCGGTACTGTTACCGAACTGTCTTCTCCATCGAAGTCCAACATCGTTGAGGCTATTTCCGCTCACGTTACAGCTTTAAGAAACAAGTTCGCCACCGTTGACGACGCTTATTGCTTCATCGGTGAATCCGAATATGCAATGCTGTTACTTGCTCCTGAATTTATTAACTACAACAACCCTTCCTTCGCTCCACAGCACCTTGAAAAGGGCGTTATGGGCAAGCTGAGAGGTTTACAGATTGTTCCTGTTCCTGATTCATATTTCACCGACACGAACATCAACTTCGTTACTGCGAAGAGAAGTGCTATCCTTGCTCCGACAAAGATTAAGGATATGAAAGTTCATTCTGACCCTGTAGGCATCTCTGGTGCTCTGCTGGAAATCAGATGGCTGTTTGACGCATTCGTTCTTACTACAAAGAAAGACGGTCT